GACAACAACGCCCTAAGAATCAAGGAACGTAATTCTCAATTGTAATGGCTGTAGACATCTTATACGACAACGGAAACATAGGCGGCGTTCTGATCCCAGGAGAGTCTGGTGAGATCCTTGATGCGACTATCATTGATTCAAATTCGGTAAACCTTATTTACGAGGCTGGAGACGTGATTGGATTTACTCCTGCGGCTGGAGACATCGTGGTTACATACAACACCGATGACTACTCTGACTTCTGCGTTTTTTATGTTACTGGAGCTGGTGGTCCATTTCCTCCGATTGGCAACTATCCTATCAGCATAAACGCAGACTACGATCCAAACGTATATACGTTCTCTGAGGCTACGCAAAATGCACTTACGGTTTACAGCGAGGAGTTGTACTCGTCACTAGTTGCAAATTTTGCAAATACCTATAAAGTGTCAGCTACAATCGAGAAGGCTCACTACTCTGACCTTATGATCGCATACTCAAAGAACATTAAGTATGTCGCAACGGTTGACGATCTTCGCAGAAAGTTCTGGAACTTTGCTAAGGACGCATTATACGCGGATACATTGTTTTTGATTGATTCGTGCCAATCACCTGCAAAAGCATATAAAGTCACTGTAAATTCGGATACCTTTGAGGTATTCAACAACAACTTCAAGAAGACAATCCCATTTGATATTGCCGTATGAGTTACCGCCTAAGAGTAGACAATCAGTTCGTTGACCTATTTCCGAACCAAGAGATCAACATTGGCGTAGACTACTACGATACAGCTAACATTGATTCAATCAAGATTCCGTTCTCGTTCAACACGAATATTCCGTACACGAACAAGAACAAGATGATATTTGGCTATAACCACGAGAATGGTTATGCTGGTATATCACTCATCGAGCTACCATACGAGATATATAAAGGTGATGATATTATATCTTCGGGAAAGGCAAGAATTCAGTCGGCTGTAGTCAACTCACTCGAGTCATATCTTGAGCTTGAGCTAAAAGACAGAGTTTCTGAGTTCTCAAAAGCCTTAAGGGATCTAACCATTGAAGATCTTTATAATGACTCGTTCAGCACTCAAGTTCGAACTCTATCTACATATCTAACATCTAACGAAGGATACAATCAAAGGGATATTGAGATCCCATTTGTTGACTTCGACAATATTCAAAAAACAACAGGTTATGAATCTCGTCAGTTTACTTCGTGGGGCACTACAGGTAAGAAGTTTGGTCTTATGCCAGCACTTCGAATCGTTGACTTTATTGATCGTGTATTCTCAACGGCTGGTATAGCCTACACATCTAAGTTCACTTCAGGAACAGGTTCTTGGGATCCCCGGAACTTGTATATGCTTTATCCGACATACCTATCTGCAGAGCCTATAAGTAAGCGAGAGAGCTACTTGTTCCCATTTCCATATAACGTAGAAAAGAACAGCGATCAGTTTACTGCTGTTGAAGTGCCTGTCGGTGGTGGATCTGCTATTGGCGTATCAAACTACTACCTTCCACTTAAGGAGACATACGAGCCGTTTGGCCCAACAAACTATGATGTTTCCGAATCAGTAATCAGCCGCGAATATGGAGATCAGTTCAGAACTTCTTCTGGTGTGACCGATTGGGGTGATGAAAATGTTGGCTATGTTGGATACGGAGCCTCATTTAATGCTAAAATCGTATTTAATGCAGGTACAGTTTCAGTTAGCGGACTTAAGGTTTGCTACTTGACTAGTGACGTACTTGACAACGATAACTACATACCTGCCGTAGTTAAGATTACAGACCTTGGTGACGCTAAGTTTACTCCTTATGTTCTGATATACGAATCATACACTTCGTCTTCAGTTCCAGCATATAAGATACCAATGCTAGACAGCAGCGGTAATCAATTGCAACTTACACCAACTGCGATACTCGAGAATACAGGTATTGATGCCGTTCCAGTTACAACAGGAAATGTTGACTTTGGAACTATATCGTTTGGAACGTTCAGCGCAAAGATTGACGATCAAGCATCTTACTTATTCAATGGAGGCAGCACATACTCTTACGCCATCGGTATTGATATGGTTAGCGGAAGTATGACCGTTGACAAATACATAAAGCTTCTTATTGGAGGTGGAACTACCACATTCTCACTCGAGGTTCAGGATTTTCCATTCACCGAAAAAGATGCGATTAAAAAGCGAATCTTTGGTTATGACTGGTCTGTACTTGGGCTAAAGGTAGATAATGCAGGAAACTTAGCCGCAACAATACCAAATGACAATTTTCAGTTCAAACGGTCGCTGATGAATAATACATCAGTATCGGTTTATGATCTATTCGTAGATATCACAAAGCGATTTGGATTAAGCCTTATTTATGACTATGTAACTGGTAATGTAATTCTAGACAACCTAAAAGACGTTAGAACATCTATTGGTGTGTTTGACAGATACATTGACACATTAAAGCCATACGAGATCTATCCTGGCATCGTTCCGCCAAAGACAATCAAGCTTTTAAATAAGGTAAATAACGGACTGTATGACAAGCTCGAAGATGAACTTGCGGTTGGAAGTTTCTCAGGCATTCTGAATCAGGATGGTAGCGGTGAGCAATCTGTTGAGTTTATCAGCTCGATCATCAACCCAACAAACAAGACTGTCTGCCTTGAGCAGTTTGAGACAGATCCGATATTGCTTAATAGCGGTTTAGTTGCTACTCAAGAAATTGGAGACATCAAGAATATGATTCCTGATTATGACCAAGTTGGGCTTCGAATCTTTTACCTACAGAGCCCGGCAAACGAAACAACGCTGCGCTACCCTGTGTTCCGACAGTACAATGACTATGGACAAAAGATCAGACAAGTTGTCTATAAAGCCTTTGGGCCAATCACTCTTCAGGGGTATCCAGTGCTCTCAGGATCAGGCAATCAAAAAGACTTGCGCTTTGGTTATGCTGATGGAACAGCTGGACCAGCATACGACTACCTAGTAAGCACTGAGCGATTCATTGCTAGCGAAAGCAATAAGATGGCGTTCTATGCTGCCATTCCAGATACTATGTTCCAGAACGGAGACCTCTACAAGAAGAAGTTCCGTTTCAACAAGACCAGCGAGAACTTTATTGTGAATTCTATTAGCGATGCCAAGATTTACGATGGGTATATGTACGGCAAGTTTGAGATCATCTTTGTAGATTAATCAGATGGCAAAGACTTATAACGACTATCCGCAGGCTGCTACGAACAACGCGAAGCGTGCACTTGCTTGGCGTGAGAAGTACGGCAATGAGGTCAAAGGAGGAACAATCGTTGGCTGGACTCGTGCTAACCAGTTAGCCAATCGTGAGCCACTGTCGTACTCTACAATCGCTCGTATGGCAGCATTTGCTCGTCATCGTACAAATAGCAATGTAGACCCGAAGTACGCATCTACTCCTTGGAAAGACCGTGGTTATGTCGCTTGGCTCATCTGGGGTGGGACTTCAGGTGTCAACTGGGCCATCCGCAAGGCTGAGTCAATCAGAAAAGGAACCGTAAAGCTATACTCAGAAGAAGACAAGGGTATGGTAGAAGGAATCGTAGAAATCGTTCGCTCTATCAAGGATCTTGAGAATCGGAAAGAAGTAGCTAAGACTCAATATGCAAATTTGGTATCCGAAGGTGTAGATATCACCAAGGAAGAGTTTATGCGTTTGGTTGGTTTGGCTGAGGCTATGGCTAAGCAGGACGAAGATGGAACCATTCGTGAATCTAAGAAAGCTCCAAACAGCGACACAAAGAACAACAACCCTAAAGGTGTTGGTAAAGGTGGAAAGCTGAGTCCTGAGGCAATTAAGAGTATCGAGAACAAGATTGCAGCACACAATAAGAAGTACCCATCAAAAACCGTATCTGTTGCTACAGCAAAGAAGGTAGTGCTTCGCGGTATGGGTGCATACAACACCAGCCACTCGCCAATGGTTAAGTCTGCTACTCAGTGGGGACTTGCTCGCCTCAATGCTTTCTTGTATTTGGTAGTAAAGGGTAAGCCTCAGAATCCCAAGTATAAACAAGACAACGACTTACTTTAAGTCATTAATTGTACATTATCGAAGTATGAAACCAATGAAAGATATTCCTGTTTACGACATCGTTATGAAAGATGGCGAGGATAGCGGTATGTACCGTATCTCATTGGTTACCAATCCAGCCATTCAAGAGAACTTCATCTACTTTGCAGAAGAGAAGGATATGTTCTTTGTGGATGACGAGAAGGGCATTATTGTTGGCCCGGTCATTGTGCCAAACAAACCAATCTATCGCAGGAACGAATCTGGCGAGTACTACGTTCAGTTCTCTGTCGATACGATCGAAAAGATGATGCGTCAGTACGCAGTAAAAGGTCTTCACAATTCTTTCAATATTCAGCATCAATTTGAAACCGATGAGGTTTATATGCTCGAGATGTGGATGAAAGAAGGAGAAGAAGACAAAAGCAAAATGTACGGTTTCGATTTACCAGTCGGAACTGTATTCGCAAAGGCTTACGTCAAGTCGGATGTAATCCGTGACGAGATCAAGTCTAGCGGACTCAATGGATTCTCTATTGAGGTCAAGAACTTTGATATGGTAGAACAAAAATTCGAAAGTGATATGGATTTCAAATTTGCTGTAGAGCTTGGTGAGCGTATTGCCAATCTTGAAGCACACATTGCAAAACAAAACGAGCAGATCGCCACTCTTATGGAGTTGTGGGCTGAGTCTCAAGATGAGTTCTCTGAAGTAGCTGAGTCTGCTGAAGAGGCTAAAGAAGAAGTTGTCGAAGAGCCCGCTCAAGAGGAAGTAGTACTTGAGGAGCAAGCCGAAGAGCCTGCAGCCGAAGAGGTAGCTGAAGAAGCTGCTGAAGAGGTTAAGCTCGAAGAGACTAAGGAAGAAGTTGCTGAAGAGCAGCTTGAAGAGGTAGAGGATGCCTCTGTCGAGGAAGCTGAATTGGCTTTGTCTGCCGAACAGGAAGGCGAAGACGAGGAGGCTGCGCCAGTTGATAAGACTGTCAAATTCGAACGAATCACCTCTGATAAAATTAAGATGATTGACAAGTTCTTTGGCAAGCGTCTTTACTAATTTGTATATTATTTAAATTTTCAATAAAATGGCAATCTCAGTTGCAACTTTAGATTGGGGCAACCGCACCCCCGACCTCTTCATCGATACGATGGTGAAGAGCGCCAAAGTGTTGGACCGTTTCCGTCTTATCGACGGTGTTAAGTCGAAAGTACAAGTTCCCATCTTCGATGCGAGCCTGACCTTCGGTAACGACCTGTGTGTATTTGATCCTCAGTCTTCTGCCTCTATCGACGAGAAAGAAATGACCGTTGAGACCTACAAGTGGGCTTTCTTGAACTGTAAGGATGTCCTCGAGGCTACCTACCGTTCTGTATTGCTTAAGCAAGGTCAGCACAACGAAGAGACGATGGATGCTCAGTTCAAGGATTGGGTTTTCGATTACTTCGCTAAGCTGTCTGCTCAGAAGGCTTTGGAATTGGCTGCTACGGCTCTTACGACCGAGATGGCTGCTGACGCTGCTGTTCTTGACTACGACACGAATGCTGCTCTTACCGCTGCTAACATCCTTGACAAGATGCAAGGTGCTTACCAGACGATGAGCGCTACGATGCTTGCTGCCGTTTACGGTGACGCTGACCGCCAACTGAAGCCTGCCTTCTTTATGGGTACGGCTGCTGTACAGCACTACCAAATCGCCATCGCTGGTCTTTACACCACGACCGCTCAAGGTGTTGTAGAAGGTAACATTCCTGCCTACTACGGTATGGAGGTTGTTCACTTCCCTTCACTTGCTGCTAACGAGTTCTTCATCTCAGCTCCTGAGAATATCGTTATGTTGACCGACGACTACAATGACGTTCGCGCCATCGATATGAAGTACGAATCTGAGCTTTCTAGCGACAAGATCTGGGGTCAGTTCAAGCTTGGCTTCTCTTACCTGAAAGGTGAGGAGATCGTTTACGCTAAGAACTTCGCCTAATAATTAACCGAGGGGGGCGAAAGCCCCCTCTCACTTAAATAATATAATAAAATGGGATGTCCTGTTGATTTCACCGGCCTTTCAGTTTCTTACGCTTGTGGCGAGATCGCCTCAGGTGGTTTGAAAGCTGTACACCTTGTAGACAAGGCTGATCTGCTTGCCAACGGTGACCTTACGGTTACTGGCAACACTGTTGCTATCACTGGTACTGGACTTGTAACCAACGGTTGCGAGGTTCTTACCTTGGGTTTCAACAACAAAGATGCCTTCTCTAACTTTACCGACGTAAAGACTGTAAACGCTGATGGTTCTGCTTCTGTAGTTCCTACGATCCAGCTCGAGTTCTTGCGTATGGACGCTACCAAGCGTAACGCTCTGGAAGAGATCGCTACTCCGGGTGCTGAAATCGTTGCCTTCGTTGAGACTGCCGCTGGAACCTACCATATGGTTGGTTACGGATTCGGTCTGTACGCTGGAACGGTTGATGGTGCTTCTGGCGCTGCTCGTACCGACAAAAACCGCTACCAGTTGACTCTGGTTGGTGAGGAGAACGTACTTGCTTACACTCTTGACAGCACGACCTTCGGTAAGGTTACTCTGTAACAATAAATAACCCTGATGGGTGGAGGAGGGGTTTTAGCCCCTCCTTTTTTATTACCTTTAAGCTATGAAAATATTATCCAACGCCCAAACAAACGAACTATCTTTTGTAAAGGCTCCTATGATGGAAGATATTCCTTTCACCATCAAACTAACTAAGATCGTAGGAAGCCAAGAGTACGTCTTCGACAACCTGTACGATAAGTTCGAGTTTGATATTTCAAAAGACTTTATCGTTCTTGATCTTGATCTAACTGAGCAATCTGTTGCAGGTGGTGAGTATAAGCTAGAGATCTATGATGAATTTCGCGTATACGGCAAGTACATTTGCAATGTAGTCGACTACACATTTGAGCAATCTGACAGCACAAACGAGTTATATTCCTCTACAGTTCGAGTAAGTAACTTGTAAATTATTATAAAAAATGAGTGTATTATCTAAGGTTGTAGACTTCTTTGCATCTAACACTTTTGTTGTTGCCAAGGAGACCAACATTGCAATCAACCCACTCGAAAAGTCTATCGAGAACTTGGGTTCTCGTTACGCAGTAGGAAATACAATTGCTGGCGACTACATTAAGTTCGGATACGGTGATGACTTCCCTGTTATCCTTGAGCGTATGTATAACCAGTCACCTGTACACGCTGGAATCATTACCAAGAAGGCTAAGATGGTCTCTGGTAACGGACTTCAGTACGATCTTGAGACTGCGTTCAAGGCTCCTGTAAAGCGTGCAGAGCTTAAGGCTTTCTTGGCTAACTGCGCTGGCAAGTCACAGGGTCTGTACGAGCAAATCGTTCACGCATCTTTCCAACAGGAACTTAACGGTGCTTTTGCATTCTACATCAAGTGGAACAAAGAGCACAACAAGATTGTAGAGTTTAGGTCTTTGGATATCAAGGGATTGCGTATTGCAGAGCCCGGTCCTGATGGCAAGGTATCGCACTTTATTATGCGTCGCAAGTTTGGAAAGGGCGATGTGTCTATGCAGCACAACGAGCCAAAAAAGGTTCCTGCGTTTGACAAGTTCAGCAACGCCCAAGAACAAATCCTGTACGTAAAGAACCCATACAGTGGTAACTATTACTACGGAGTTCCTAACTACATTTCTGCATTCCACTTTATTAATGCTGACTACGAGTTCGGTAAGCACATCCGCAACTCAGCAGCCAATGGATTCACCCCTAAGGTTCTTGCAACGTTTGTTGGACGTAATATGTCTAACGAGCAGAAGCGTGACGAGTTTGAAAAGTTCAAGGCATCTTTTGTTGGATCAGAGGCTGAGACCGTAATCGCATCTTGGGTTAAGAGCAAGGAAGACGCTCCTATCTTCACTCCGCTTGATGTATCTAACCTCGATAAGACGATTGACATACTTAGTCGTTTGAACGATGCTAAGATCCTTACTGCTCACAACGTAACATCACCGACTTTATTTGGTGTTATGGTTGCTGGTAAGCTTGGTGGCACTGGAAACGAGCTTGTTACTGCATACCAGATCTTCCGTGCTACGGAGACTTTGCCAAACCGCTACCACATTGTTGAGTCTGTCAATCGAGTTCTCTCTACGGTTGGCTACGACAAGATCAACATCAGCATCATCGAGGAAGAGATTAACCTCGAGTCTATCAAGGGAGCAAATACCAACGACATACCACAAGCACAATGAGCATCGTAAAAGTTATCTTTATTGACGACAACTATGTCTACCAGAACTACCCACTTCCAAAGAAGCTGGATCGTTCTACGTTGCTCTCATTGATCACTCTTGAGCAGGTAACTTCTATTCAAGACCTGCTTGGTAGTGAGTTATACGACTACCTTGAGGATAAGGTTGATTCCGAGACTCTTGATACTGCCGAAGCAGGCTTGTTCAACCTCGTGAAGTACGCTCTGTGTTTGTACACTGTCCGTAGCGCTATCGGTGCTATTCGTACAGCCGTAGGCACAACCAAAAATGAAGAAAGAAACTTAGACCAATACTCTCTCGATGGGATCTCAAATGGTCTGGACGCTAAGATCACTTATATCAATAAGCGGATTGTAAATTACATCAAGGCTGATACAGATTTGTACGCTCTTGCTGCATCCAGCACTAACGATTTGTTCAACGAGGAGGATTCTCTGCAATCGTCAATCTACTACCCAGTGTACCCGATTGAAGGCGATTGTGATAATCAATAAGGTCTATGATCGATAATCTATTCACGTTTGTCCGCACGCTGGGCAATCAACGCATTGAAGGTAAGAAATTCTTTACCACTCAGATTGGTGTCCTTGGTGCTCTTAGCGATGGGAACTCATCACTCGGTACATCTGGGTATGTCCTTTCGTCTACAGGCACAGGCGTAGAATGGGTTCCTGCTGCAACTAGCAGCGTAGAGTTTCTAGATGACTTATCTGATGTAATTATAACAACCCCATCATCAGGTCAACTTCTTCGTTATGGAATACCTCCGGGGTCTGGAGAGTCGCAGCCAGTATGGTATAATTTTACACCTACTTACCTCACCCCATCGTCATCTATTGATGCACTAGGTGATGTAACGATTAGTACTGCAACAGCAGACCAGGTTCTACAATGGAATGGAAGCCAGTGGGTAAATGCTACGCTGTCTACCGTTGAATATGTGTCTAAGGTTCAGCACACAGTTAAGTGCGGTGTTGCGATAACAAAAGGTCAAGCGGTTTACGTAACTAGTGCTGATGGCACTAATATGATTGTAGGGCTTGCGTCTAACGCATCTGAGGCAACCTCGTCTAAAACGATGGGTCTTGCGGCATCTACAGGCGCTATAAATGCACAAATCTTCGTTGTAACGGAAGGACTTCTTGCTGGACTCGATACGTCAACTGCTAGCGCTGGAGACCCTGTGTGGCTAGGAACGAATGGCAATCTAATATTCGGATTAGCAAATAAACCAGTTGCTCCCGCACACCTTGTGTTCATTGGTATTGTAACTAGGGTACACCAGAACAACGGAGAAATCTTCGTTAATGTACAGAACGGCTTTGAACTCAATGAGATTCACGATGTAAAAATCACTAGTTTAGCTGATAATGATTCTCTTGTATACAATGCAACAACTGCCCTTTGGGAAAATAAGCCAATAACTTATGTACACACACAGGGGAGTGCATCAAGCGCCTGGACAATAAACCACCCACTCAACAAATTCCCATCTGTTGACATCGTAGATTCGGCAAATAGTGTAGTAATTGGCCAAATTGAGTATGTTTCTGCGTCTCAGATAATTGTATATTTTAATAACCCCTTCTCTGGTAAGGCTTATTTGAACTAATATGTCAGTAAATTTCTTAAACCACATAAACCTAAATCAGAATGAACTGCAAAATGCAGTCGTTCAACCTTTAGCGACCGCTCCAGCCAACCCGGTAGTTGGACAAATCTATTACAATAGTGGAGCAATCTACGTTTGTACAGTTGGTGGAGCTACTCCAACCTGGAAAAGCATTAGTGGTGATATCGAAGAAATCACGGCAGGGACTGGTATTAGCGTTTCAGGTGGTACATCTGGAACAGTAACGATCACTAACAGTGACAGGGGTTCTTCTCAGAACATATTTAAGACTTTTACTGATGGAACAAATAACGCTGCTGCTGATAGCAACACTGACACTTTTAAGTTTCGTGGTTCCAATGGTGTAACGGTTACTGTAACGAACGATGACGCTACTCACGGAGACAATCTTCTGATTAGCCTATCATCTGTTCCAAACACAGCACTTGCAAATAGCTCTGTAACTTACACTGCCGGATCAGGTCTTACCGGAGGTGGAGCTGTATCACTTGGTGGTAGTGCAACTATTAACGTTGGTGCAGGATCAGGTATTGCTGTAAATGCCGACGATGTAGCTCTTAAGAATGCAGCATCACTTACCAACAACGTTTTGCCAAAGTGGACTACCGCTAGTACACAGCTTGCAAACTCGTTGATTACAGATGATGGAACAACTGTTACAATTGGCGGTAACCTTACTGTAACTGGAACCACTACGTATGTAAACTCAAATACGGTTGAGATTGGAGACAATATCCTTCTTCTTAATCGTGATGTTACTGGAACTCCTTCCGAGAACGCTGGTCTTGAAATTGAGCGTGGAACTTCAGCTAACGTAAGCCTTATTTGGAATGAGACTACAGATCGTTGGACATTTAGCAATGATGGAACCACGTTCTACAACATTCCAATTTCAACGGAATACAATAACTATGTACACCCAACTCAGAGCGCTATTGGCCTAGATGGTGGTGGACTTAGCTTTATTTCAGACATCACAGTAAACACTCTTGGTCACGTTACTGCCGCAAGCCTTTCAACGATTCAAGATGGAACCGAAGCTCAAAAGGGCGTTGTTGAGCTGGCTACAAACGCAGAGACAACTACTGGAACGTCTACTACGCTAGCAACACATCCAGCTGGTGTAAAAGCTGCTATCGATGCAGCGATTGCTGCAACTGGATTCACTGCTACAATTGGCGATGGTACAGCTACGAGCATTGCTGTAACGCATAGTCTTGGAAGCCGAGACGTTATTGTTCAGATCTACGATCGCAACACCTTTGAAACTGTATACACGGAGGTTATTCGTACAGACATTAACACTGTGACGCTTAACTTCACGTCGGCTCCTGCTGCAAGTGCATACTCTGTATTAATCCAACGTGTACTTTAATCATATTGTATATTCCTAAGGTGGTGGTGGGGAGGCATTTGTCTCCCCATTTTTGTTATTTTTGTATAAATAATTAGTAGATGTCTGTTAGATTTTTAAATGCAATACAAACGACGATTGCATCGTCTTTGATTAAGACAGATTCTAACGGAATTATTGTATCCGCAGTAGCTGGAACTGATTACGTTATACCGTCAGGTAGCATTACTGGAAACGCCGGATCAGCAACAGTTTTACAGAACGCAAGAACACTAACGATAGGCAACACCGGAAAGACGTTTAATGGTAGCGCAAACGTTAGCTGGACACTCGCTGAAATTGGGGCATACGCAGCCACAAATCCTAGTGGATTTATCACATCTTCTGGTTCTATAACTGGAACATCTGGAGGATTACTTCGGGAAGATAATAGAACTATATCTCCATCCGAATTAACTGCTGGATGGTTGAAATTTGGATTCACGTCTTGGGCTAACAATAACAGCTCTCCTTATGCTGATTTTCTGCATATGCGTTCATATACGGACGCCAGTGGGGGATCTGATAATCTTGTTATGTTCCTGAAATCAGGAATAGGAATGAGAATATGGCAGCAGTCTTGGGGTTCTGCAACAGCGTACTCTTCGTATGTTGATGTATGGACAACTGGAAACTTCAGCCAGACAAATGTAAATAACTGGAATACTGCATATGGATGGGGTAATCACGCTGATGCACCATATTGGAATGTATCGCTTACTGATCCAATACAGGTAGAATCTACGGATGTTACTTTTCAGGGTAATGTGACTATAAACGGAACATTAACAGAAAACTCGTCAATACGATACAAAGAAAATATTAAAAGTATTGGAGACTCTCTGTTAAAGGTCAATAAATTAAATCCAGTAACGTACAATAAGATTGGCGTAGTTAGCGAAGAGATAGGTTTGATTGCGGAAGATGTATTTGAGCTATTCCCAGAAGTTGTAACATTAAATGATGCTAATCAACCTGATGGTATTCAATACCAACGACTAAGCGTTATACTTCTAAAAGCTTTGCAAGAGTTAACCGAACGAGTAAATAAGTTAGAAAACAAATAATATGGCTGTTTTAAAATCAGGAACTACTATTGGTGGACACGTAGCAGTACACGCTAACAACATAAGCACTTACGCGCTAACATCAGTTCCAGCAAGCATTTATCCAACAAACGTATGGATTTCGAATGCTATTTACTTTGGTGGTGGTAACAACTATTTTAATTTCGAATCATCAGCCATAAATTCAAATGTTGGAATTACTAGCGGATCCGTTAAGCTATTTAACGCTCAGAATTTCGACAATATTTCAAGGAGTGGTTTCTATAATCTGTACAACACAAATACTGGATCTACAAATCCTCCAGGGTTTGACTATGGAACTATGATTGTAGTCGGAGACAATAAGTCTTCAAGCTCGTTTGGTTTTCAATTAGCTCACTCAAGATTAAATGTTGCTGGTGGACTTCGTGTCAGAGGTATGAACGACACTGGTTCAGCGTGGAGCGCTTGGGCTACCGTGTGGACCTCTCTTGATTTTGCCAACAACTCAGCCAACTGGAACACAGCCTATGGTTGGGGCAACCACGCTAGTGCTGGATATGTTCCGGGAGCAAGAACTATTACGATTAATGGAACGGCATTAGACCTTACAGCAAACAGAAGCTGGACAATATCTACAATAACTGGTAACGCTGGAACAGCTACAACTCTTCAAACTGCAAGAACAATTAATGGTACATCATTTAATGGTTCTGCAAATATTACAACGTCTACTTGGGGGACGGCTAGAACAATCACTATTGGTGGAACTAGTAAAAGCGTAGATGGATCGGGAAATGTTAGCTGGTCTCTAGGTGAAATTCAAGCAGAATATGAAGTTCCAATAAATACTCTTCGTAACAACCTTGGCTCACCAACTGTCCGCGAGGCTGCATTATTCCACGGTCAGTTTAACAACAAGTTTAGATTTATCGCGCCAACACTTCAAGAAGAAAGTACAGATGGAAATACTTGGGTGACATCCACCAGGGCTTCAGCAAATGCATTAGCGGACATAATGATTGGAGAAGGACAAAGTAGTAACATTGTAGCTATTCCTTCTGCGGCAGTTGGAACTTTTGGAGGATACCGACTTACTTGGTCTGTTGTTGGGCAAACTGGATATGTGTTTTTAAATGCACTTTATGTTTGGAATTCTACTAATGGAAACACTGTAAATATTACAATAGAGCGTTTTCATAATACAACTGGATGGGAAACTGTTTGTGGGCCTTTAGCTACATCAAATTGGCCCGGTCACGCATATATTCCGCACTCAGCTATATATTATAGTAATGCCGCTACTCAATATAGTCAAGTCCGAGTCACGTTTACGTCAACACACAACACAAATACAAACGGATTTAATATATATGGTATCGAGTGGTTTGGTGGATACCCTCAAGGGCAAAGAAACGTTCAATCTTATGACAGAGATAAAAACGTACTTTTCCCGAATGCTATTCAGGGATCTAGATTAATATCAACGATTGCTACTGGAACTGCGCCTCTTTCGGTAACATCAACAACAGTCGTTGGCAACCTAAACGCCGATATGGTTGATGGATATCACTCCTCTAGTCTCTGGAGGGCTGATGGTGGATCTTGGAATCCCAATGCAAACATCGTATTAAATCAGACTGGAAATAATCAGGAGTGGTCATTTGACATCACCAGAAATGGATATACTGGTGGTTACTGGCACGTGTGGGATAGTGCAAACAGCACTATGCTTAAGGTTGATGCTGTTACTGGCAAGGTGTCAGCGCCATATAACTTTGTTGGAAACCTTGAGGGTAATGCTACAACTGCTACTACGGCTACGACTACATCTGGTAATGCTGGAAGTGCCACTGTTTTACAGACTGCTCGAACATTAACTATTGGAGCAACTGGTAAGACATTTGACGGTAGTGCAAACGTTTCGTGGAGCCTAGCAGAGATTGGGGCACTTGGCTCTACCGCTAAGGCAGCTGACTCTGAACTTCTTGACGGAGTTGATTCGCCGAGATTTATTTTTGGTGAATCAGGACGAAGAAAGGGAACTAATCTAATAACAAACTGGAATCAGACAACCCATCCTGACGTCGCATTCCTTTCTTCTGAAAATAATACAACAAATGCCCCAAGTACTGATTATAGTTATGGTCTTCAGTATTCATTCCACAGGGATGGGGCAAGCTATAGGACTCAACTAGTTACATCACTTTATAGTGATTTAGATATTTGGGTTAGAAACTCAAGAGATTCAGATACTTGGACATCTTGGAAGAAATTGTGGCATTCTGGTAATTTAACCAATCTTAATCAGTTAACAAACGGTCCTGGTTACATTACAAGTAGTAGTTCTATTTCTGGTAATGCTGCAACTGCAACTGTATTGCAAACAGCAAGAACATTAACTATTGGTAGTACAGGTAAAACTTTTAATGGATCTGCAGATGTATCTTGGACACT